ATGGCTACTATTGGGTATATTCGGGTGTCAACAATTGACCAAAATATCGATTTACAGCGTAATGCGCTTACTTGTGCAAATTGTGACCGCATTTTTGAGGACCGTATCAGTGGCAAGATTGCAAACCGCCCCGGCCTGAAACGGGCGTTAAAGTATGTAAATAAAGGCGATACTCTTGTCGTCTGGAAATTAGACAGACTGGGCCGCAGCGTGAAAAACCTGGTGGCGTTAATATCAGAATTACATGAACGTGGAGCTCACTTCCATTCTTTAACCGATAGTATTGATACCAGTAGCGCGATGGGGCGATTCTTTTTTCATGTAATGTCAGCACTGGCCGAGATGGAGCGAGAATTAATCGTCGAGCGAACCCTTGCCGGACTGGCTGCCGCCAGAGCGCAAGGACGACTGGGAGGACGCCCTCGGGCGATCAATAGACATGAACAGGAACAGATTAGCCGGCTATTAGAGAAAGGCCATCCTCGGCAGCAACTAGCTATTATTTTTGGTATTGGCGTATCTACCTTATACAGATATTTTCCGGCAAGCCGCATAAAAAAACGAATGAATTAAAATAAAAATTACAACAGGATGGATATAACATTTTTGTAATACAGACATATGGCATAAATAAACCGGAAGGGTATACGAAAAAGACAGCATCTAATTAAAAAGAGAAAAAATTCAACGCATTAACTTATATAGTGTAACGCGCTCACGATAAAGCCTATGTTATATCCAGCTATAGACGACATCGCTCAAAACACTACCAGACACAGTATTCACCTGGAAAGGCTTTTTAATCAAAACGTTAGATGTAAGCAATTACGGACAGAAAAAATAGTAAAGTTTATGCCTCAAGTGTCGATAACCTGGATGACACAGGTAAGCCTGGCATAACATTGGTTATCAAAAACCTTCCAAAAGGAAAATTTTATGGCACAAGTAATCAACACTAACAGTCTGTCGCTGCTGACCCAGAATAACCTGAACAAATCCCAGTCCGCACTGGGCACCGCTATCGAGCGTCTGTCTTCTGGTCTGCGTATCAACAGCGCGAAAGACGATGCGGCAGGTCAGGCAATTGCTAACCGTTTCACCGCGAACATCAAAGGCCTGACTCAGGCTTCCCGTAACGCTAACGACGGTATCTCCATTGCGCAGACCACTGAAGGCGCGCTGAACGAAATCAACAACAACCTGCAGCGTGTGCGTGAACTGGCGGTTCAGTCTGCTAACAGCACTAACTCCCAGTCTGACCTCGACTCTATCCAGGCTGAAATTACCCAGCGTCTGAACGAAATCGACCGTGTATCCGGCCAGACTCAGTTCAACGGCGTGAAAGTCCTGGCGCAGGACAACACCCTGACCATCCAGGTTGGTGCCAACGACGGTGAAACTATCGATATCGATCTGAAGCAGATCAACTCTCAGACCCTGGGTCTGGACTCACTGAACGTGCAGAAAGCGTATGATGTGAAAGATACAGCAGTAACAACGAAAGCTTATGCCAATAATGGTACTACACTGGATGTATCGGGTCTTGATGATGCAGCTATTAAAGCGGCTACGGGGGGTACGAATGGTACGGCTTCTGTAACCGGTGGTGCGGTTAAATTTGACGCAGATAATAACAAGTACTTTGTTACTATTGGTGGCTTTACTGGTGCTGATGCCGCCAAAAATGGCGATTATGAAGTTAACGTTGCTACTGACGGTACAGTAACCCTTGCGGCTGGCGCAACTAAAACCACAATGCCTGCTGGTGCGACAACTAAAACAGAAGTACAGGAGTTAAAAGATACACCGGCAGTTGTTTCAGCAGATGCTAAAAATGCCTTAATTGCTGGCGGCGTTGACGCTACCGATGCTAATGGCGCTGAGTTGGTCAAAATGTCTTATACCGATAAAAATGGTAAGACAATTGAAGGCGGTTATGCGCTTAAAGCTGGCGATAAGTATTACGCCGCAGATTACGATGAAGCGACAGGAGCAATTAAAGCTAAAACCACAAGTTATACTGCTGCTGACGGCACTACCAAAACAGCAGCTAACCAACTGGGTGGCGTAGACGGTAAAACCGAAGTCGTTACTATCGACGGTAAAACCTACAATGCCAGCAAAGCCGCTGGTCATGATTTCAAAGCACAACCAGAGCTGGCGGAAGCAGCCGCTAAAACCACCGAAAACCCGCTGCAGAAAATTGATGCCGCGCTGGCGCAGGTGGATGCGCTGCGCTCTGATCTGGGTGCGGTACAAAACCGTTTCAACTCCGCTATCACCAACCTGGGCAATACCGTAAACAACCTGTCTGAAGCGCGTAGCCGTATCGAAGATTCCGACTACGCGACCGAAGTTTCCAACATGTCTCGCGCGCAGATTCTGCAGCAGGCCGGTACTTCCGTTCTGGCGCAGGCTAACCAGGTCCCGCAGAACGTGCTGTCTCTGTTACGTTAATTTATTTCGTTTTATTCAGCCCCGTGAATTCGGGGCTTTTTCATTTAGCATAGATGAATATATCTTTATGGAATGTATGGCTGTAAATGATATTTCCTACGGGCGAGAGGCTGAAATATGGCCGCGGGATTATTCTATGCTTGCTCGTCGAGTTCAATTTCTACGTTTTAATGATATCCCTGTTCGATTGGTGAGTAATAATGCCCGGATAATCATAGGCTACATTGCGAAGTTTAATCCGAGGGAAAATTTGATTCTGGCTTCGGATAAACCTAAAGGAAATAAGCGAATTGAAGTTAAATTAGAGTCTCTGGCAATTCTTGAAGAATTATCAGGTAATGACGCTTTTAATCTTTCGCTGGTGCCAGCTGACGAATTTAATCTTCAGCAATATACTCCATCGAGAAGAGATTATTTCTCGATTTGCAATAAGTGCTATAAACAGGGAGTCGGTATCAAAATCTATATGAAGTATGGACAGGTTTTGACTGGCAAAACGACAGGCGTAAATGCGTGTCAGGTTGGTGTGAGGAAGTCCAATGGCAATCATATGCAAGTTATGTTTGACTGGGTGAGCAGGATCACGTCTTCGGACTACGCTGAATAACGCCTACGGTAATAAAAAATTCCGTGAGAAAATATTGCTCCTGGAGGAACAGAGACCATTCGACAGCGCATAGATAGTTTCGCCGCTGCTCGTGCCACTACGGCCAGGACGCTTAAAGCAGCTGACAGAAAAGAATTGATCATTAAAGCTTCGCAAAGAAGGTCTGCTGAATCTTCGCAAATCTATGGATACCGTAGCCCAACATCCTGGCGTCTCACGGGCAACTGCTTATCTTTATGCTCGACAGTCTGACTGCGAGCTTTGCCCCAGCCAGGCAGGACTCTCAGTGAGTGTTCTATTTTCTTTGACTCTCGTATTCCAATTCTTTCGGGAGTTATTGGTGAGACTTTTGGCGTTTTGCCCTGTCACCCATTGCGTCATTTGACGTCAATGCCCGTGAGGCTCTCTGCAATTCTCACCAGGCGGCAATAGATGTAAAAAAGCCCGCAGAGCTTGTGCTGTGCGGGCTTAGTGAACTTCATTGAGCTGGCGGAATCTGAATACTATTTTCAACCTAATTTTTTTATTGTTGATTTGCCAATTCAGCTTTAATTTGTATACCTAAGCGTATACCAATGGCGATTTGTTGCAATGTTTTCTGTGGTTAAGCAAAATTGTTTTTGAATAGATCACATAAGAAAAAACTTTTTTACGGAAAACTTTTCACACTGGTCACTCGTCATTATTTATCTTTAATTTCAATTTGATACATGATGAACAGTCCGTGAACAGTGAACACTTTACTGTTCACTTTTGCATTCTCGCTGGAAGAATTGTCTTTTACCCAAAATGGATGTATACCAGTAATTTCCACTACTTACAGTGAGTTAGGCATGAAACTACAATCCTCATGTCCAGTGTGTTTGAAGGAATTCATTACAAATCAAATGATTGGCACTAGTGAAAGCTCTCTTCCTATGATTACGAACTTGTCGTCAGTTGGATTCCGAGAGGATGGCAGATATGAAATGACGTGCCTTAAAGGGCATACCTCCATCACGTTTTTACAACAACAAAAATTCGAAATTCTTTTCGATATTGGCGCATATGCAATCATCGATGGTTACTATCGAGAGGCAGTTTCATCATTTACTTCTTCATTGGAAAGATTCTATGAGTTCTTCATAAAAGTAGTATGCATTTCGAAAGGTATCAGTGAATCGAAAGTGGTTGAAGCATGGAAAGAAGTTTCAAATCAATCAGAAAGACAACTAGGTGCATTCATATTCCTACATCTATTGGAATTAGGTTGTAAACCCACTTTGCTCAATAATAATAAAATAAAATTTCGTAATGGGGTCATTCATAAAGGAATGATTCCGAGTGAGGAACAGGCTTTAGAATATGGGCAAGCTGTTCTTGATGTGATTCGCCCACTCCTTAAAATACTTAAAGAAAACTATAGCGAAGCTATATCAACGGCCGTTTTTCAATATTTAAATAGTATCAGAAACCCGTCTGATGATGGTGTACCAGTTTCCACTATGTGTCTTACGACAATTTTAAGTCTTTCTTATGCCGAACCGGCCCATGAGACTCAAAGTTTGAGTGAGGCAATTTCACAACTGAAGAATTGGAAATCGATAGTAGAAAACACAGTTTTCCCCGAGTGAAATTGATTCAATAGATCGCGATTGGTAGACTGCAGGGGGTATGTTTAGGCATTGGATCTGTGATGAAATCGAGGCCAGGTAATGAAAAAACTTTTTTTACGGAAAACTGTTCACACGCCATTATTTATCTTTAATTTCAATGTGATATATGGTTAACGGTCCGTGAGCAGTGAACGCTTTACTGTTCACCTTCCGGAATTTCAGATAAAAAAAGACCGGCTGATGCCGGTCCGGGTAGGTTATGTTGCGGTGGTTTCGTCGCACCGGGGCAGCCAGTCGGCGTTACTTTCCTCTCTGAGCGCAAGATTCGTCTGCATCCCCTGTTTTGTTCGCCGCCTGGCGTAATTCAGCCCGTATTCTTTCAGCATGGCTGGCAACCCCTTACCGAACATAGTCAGGCTCAGGGTATTCCTGTAGCCGTGGGCTTCCATATACGCCAGATAGGCATGATACAAATACAGACGCGGCTGACGCGGAATGATGTTGGCATTGCCAATACACATACCGTCAGGCTCCGGCAGTGCCTCCAGATAGCCACAAAAAACAAATGCCTGGTCGGCGTCGCGCTTGATGCTGAGCGCCTCGTCGGAGTTCTGCTGTGACTGGAGCAGGGGGGGCGGTCATCGGGTCGCTGAACTTCTGCATTAGCTGGCGCACAATCACGGCCAGCTCGCGGGCGATTTTGTTCTTGAGCTGCGGGTCGCGTTCCTTCGGGGCAATCTGTTCCGGGAAATGCAGGATCACCCGGCGACGGGAAACACCGCCGCTGCGGTCGGAAAAGCGCATCGGGTTATTGTTCACGGCCAGAATCACCGCCGGAATATGGGTGGAGTACGCATCCTTGTATTTCGGGTCGACCGATACAGCATCACCGCCGGTGATGGCCTTGAGTCCTGCCCCGTCACCGCTCCACTTTTCCTGCTCAGGCAGACGAATCAGCGAGAAGCCAATCAGCGCGGCGTGTTCGCGCGGTGATTCCAGCGTTTCGATGGGGGCCGATGCGGCATTATCTTCCCCGGCAAGCATGGTCGCAATTTCGGCCAGAATACTTTTTTCGCTCCCGCCCGGCCCGGTCACCTCAAGAAAGAGCTGCCCATTCTGCCGCACGGCGGCCCACGTTCGTACCAGCCGCTATATGTCTGACAGCGTCAAAGAGAGTTACCTGCAGTGCCAGAATGTGCACTGCTCGGCGACATTCAAAACGCATGAGTCCATCTTTGAAGTGATACTTACAATACGTTCGCCGGTCGTCAATGAGAAACCCGCGCCGGTGCCGACAGCCCCCGTGGCACCCCGTCGGGTAAAAGGCTGCTACAGCTCGCCGTTCCGCCATTAATCAGGAGAGACAATCCGTGACCACCCTGACCTTACAGCAGACCTATGACGCCTGTCAGACGAACAAAACCGCGTGGCTGAACCGTAAAACCGAACTGGCCGCCGCAATGCAGGAATATCAGGAATTATTGCCGGATGACAACGCATCAGGCTCCCGCAGATTACAGTCGCTGCGTGACCTGATTGACGTAAAAAAATGGGAGGTTAATCAGGCCGCCGGTCGCTACATCTTCTCGCACGAGGAAGTGCAGCGCATCAGCATCCGTAACCGGCTGCATGATTTTATGCAGCAGAACGGCGCAGAGCTGACCGCCGCACTGGCACCGGAGCTGATGGGGATTAAAAACCAGCCCGCGATGATAAAAAATCGCGCGATTGACCGTTCAGTCTCTTACCTGAGAGAAGCTCTTTCCGTCTGGCTGGCCGCAGGAAATGAAATTAATTATTCTGCACAGGATAACGACATTTTAACGGCCATCGGATACAGGCCTGACGCGCCTTCGCAGGATGATAATCGTGAAAAATTCACCCCTGCACAGAACATGATTTACACCCGTCGACGCGCCGGACTGGCCGCGCAGTAGCCTGTCAAAAAATCCCCGTAAATCCCGTCATTTTTCCCGAATTAAGCTATGCATCCAAAGGGTGCATGGTTTTGCATGCGTCTTCTCGCCCCTGCACTCCTTGCCTGTGCCTGTGCCTGTCGCGGCGCAGCCTGAGGCCACTTTTGCACCTGCATTAAAAGCGGTCCCTTAAGCGGGCAGGCGTGGCGGGGAGAGCATTGCGCGCTAACGTTGATATATATTTTCGCAGTCAGAATGCTTCAATATGGCGTATGCTTGTAGCAAATGGCGGTGTGAAATCTCAACGGAGGAGTATAGGTTCCATTGATTTCTAAGTAGGTGCGGCTAGGGGAAATGATAAAAGCCGTCCAATGACGGCAGGTTAGCTAAATATAGGTTTAGAGGCTCGTCGTCAAAGTAATACCAGTTACTACCAAAATGTATCGAGATTAATAGTATCACTTTCAGGCGCTAATTCTGATGGGAGGCGCTGAACTTGAATGATCATAGGAGTATGAAATGCGGTGCCCGATACGACACAGGCTCCGGATGGTAATATAGGAACTAAACTGCGCGAAGAACTATCAAGGTTACTTATAGAATTTTTTAGTAAGAACAAATCATTTTCGTTAACCAAACGATGAAGGAAGTAATTATGAATTTGAGAAATTATTGTTGGTGATATATCTGCTGGTCGTTGACTCGCAATAGTTACGAAGTATGAAAATTTTCGCCCTTCTTTAATTATTTCCTCAAATAATTCTAGTCGGTAATCTTTCCATGTCTCAGATTCTCTAGTTGATGTCTCTGATAATATATTATGAGCCTCGTCAATGATAAGGTGGAAGCTGTTTTTTGAAGCGTCTTTTTTCTTATGTTCCAAAAAAGAACACTTTGCAATCAACATCGGAATTGTTTTTTTTGTTTCTTGGTTGCAGTTTTTTAATGATATGAATAATAATGGTTTGGCTTCTATTTCAATATCATCAATTATCTCAATTACTTTTTCTAGTGAGCCAGTTGAGGCATTTATCTTGGCAATTAATGGACTGATATGTTCGTATTGTACATAATTCCTAGAAACGGAATTTATAAGTTGAAGAGTTGCTCTGACAATTATTTGCTGAAAAGATGATAGCGTTTCAATATCTATATTAGTGTCAGTCAGTGAAGGAAGATGAGCAAGGTAACCATCCGGAGTGTTATAAAAACTCCCATTCCTATAATACTTGTTACTTTCCCCTTTTGAGTACCAACTAAACTCAGATAACTCGGAATTTATTTCTTTTGATTTCGCAGGGTTGACTATGTTAATTATTGACCGTAAAACGCTGATCGTTTCACGATGCTGATTTTGACCAAACATAACCCTAATTGTTTCATGGAAGTAGTCATTAAGCTCATCACCATACTTGAGTCTATTTCTTACAAGGATGTTAAGAAATGGCTTTTGGGTTTTTTCTGTGGCTGAAAACAAGACTGAAAGTAATTCCACATCCCAAAATTCTGATTTTTTAATTTTTAATTTTTGATTGCCATTCTTTAAATGCGTGTCAAGCACAATATAATTGCTTTTATCATTCAATTGGTTGTGGATGGGTTTATATTCGCCATTAAAATCAATGAATACAAACATGGATTTTTTAAATAGTCTTTTTCCAATGCAAGTAAATAATTCGCTATATATCTTTGCTAAAGAATTGGATTTACCACTTCCTGTATTCCCAAATATCCCTATGTGTGAATTAAATATACCATTTATTGGGATGTGAATAGGTATCTCTTCAAGGAGTGATTTACCAATGTGTATTGTTTTGGCATCTACTTTTCCTTCGAAAGAATATACTGCGGAAATGAGTTTGTCCGAAATTAAATGTAACTCATCCTGAATCATTGGAAGGTATTTAATACCTGATTTGAATTTATTTTCAGAAATGTACCCAATGATTTTTATATCTACAAATCTATCAAATTTTTCATGATTAGGCTGAGAGTTGTCAAAGTTTTTCTTTTCAATTATTTCTTCACCCTCAATTTTTCCAATAATATCATGATATCCTTTTTTTATAACAATAAATTCATTTATAGCAACGCCACGATATAATCTTCCATCATATATATACGTGGTCTGATAGAGGTTTGGGTGAACGATCGCACGGACAGACGTTCCTCTTACAGCTGTAACATACCCAATTATAAACTGCATGTTAACCCCTCCATTGAATCAATCCCGCTGACAGAAAAAATACAATCTATGAATCTATCTAAGTCGATGAAATGGCCATCATCATTGTTTTCTGGGTAAATAAAAATAATTTTCTTGTTATTTATCAACTCTTTTATTTCAGACTTGGATTCATGTTTATAGCAAAAAACGTAAACTATCAATGAGGGATTGCTGAGCGATCGAGAAATTATTTCTCGAATGTGTTCATCTTTAAAAGAAAAACCAAAACAGATTAGAACAGTTTGAGGTTTCTCAAGTTCATAACTTAAAAGTCTAAGTGATTGATAATAATGCTGTTGGAAAACAGTTTCTTCAAACTTTGCTTTGGTTGGATTTACGATGGCAAGTTTATCATATTCTTTTCTGAATTCCTTAAGCGCCAATTCGTCCTCATTTGTCAGGGCTAAACTTTCCTTAGCCGTATGAGTAAGTGTAAAATCTTCAATTAATTTAATTGCCGTTTGGATGTCTGGAATATCTAAATCAACTTCCAAATCTTTTGGATAAGAGTTTGGATAACTTACTTCAATTTTTTCCTCATTTACTTTTCTCCAAGAAACAGAACCATGCATTTTTATGAGGTTTATTGTTGGTATTTCAAATTTATAAAGATCATTTGTACCCTGATGCCAAGTTGATGTGTGAAAATTACTGATTTGAAGGTAGCGTGTTTTTAATCCTCTCGCACCATCGTTAAAAATAAAATTAGTGGAATTACGAAGTAACTTATCAGAAGCATTTTCGAAAAACAAATCATAGTTGGTTGTGAAAATATTGGCTCGCCGAATTTGATTGGCGCCCTTCCTATTTATAAGGTTTACAATATTATCAATTAACTCTTGGTATGCACTGAGTGTTTCCCTACGGGTTTTACGCAAGTCTGCATCGTCATCTCTTTTGAAGAAGCAGAAACTCTTGCGTAAAATATTTTTGTAGTACTGGTAGTAAATGAAATCCTTTATTTCACTATAATCACTATCTGTGAGTATATCTTCATAAGTGAAATCATCATTAATTTTAAGTGTTGGTATAAATGAAGCTGAAGCACCTGATCCAATTAGAAAATTAATATTCTTGTCATGTAATTCTGATGCCCTGAATGCTTTAAATAGTTCGTTTGACATGTGTGCAAGTCCTTATTTAATAGTCTTATTAACAAATAAACCCCACCAAGACATCAGATCTTTTCGCTGCTCTAAATAAGTTGAGCGATTATATGCGCGTCGTACCTCATTTTTATCGCTATGTGCTAGAGCTGCCTCAATTATGTCTGGGCTAAAACCGGCCTCATTCATAGCCGTACTCGCAATTGAACGTAACCCATGTGCTACAAGCTTACCTCCGAATCCAATTCGTTTTAAAGCAGCATTAGCCGTCTGGCTATTCATAGCTTGTTTTGGATCATTCCTGCTGGGAAAAACATGTTCTCGGTGAGCGCTAATTGGCTTCATTACATCCAGAATCTCTAATGCCTGTGGTGATAAAAGAACAATGTGTTCCCGCTTAGCTTTCATCCGTTCGGCTGGAATAGTCCAGAGCTTCGTATCGAGATCGATCTCTGCCCAACGGGCACCGGAGGCTTCAGAAGGGCGCACAAGCGTCAGGAGTTGCCATTCAATGAAACAGCAAGTCGAAACAGAGAGATTTGACATCACCAAAGAATGCATGAGTTTTGGTAACTCTTCTGGCCGAAGCGTCGGCATGTTTTGTTTTTTGGGCTTCTCAAAAGCCATTCCAATACCTGATGCTGGATTCGCATCTATCAGACCAGTGTTGACAGCATAAATCATTATTTCGTTAATGCGCTGCACCAACCGGCGTACTGTCTCAAGTGCCCCACGAGCTTTTATTGGCTCAAGCGCTTCAATCAATGTTCTGGCTTTGATTTGCTGGACAGGGATCTCCCCGATAGCTGGAAATACGTCTTTTTCCAGTGGACGCCATATATCTTTAGCGTAATCAGGGGTAACGCTTTTGCTTTTGAGCTGGAACCAGTTAGCGGCGACCGTTGAAAAAATACTGTCCAGAGCGATTTGCTGCTGTTCCTCTGCAACTTCGGCCTGAATTTGTGGGTCAATTCCGTTGGCTAACAAGGCAAGGTAATCCGCTCTTATCCCTCGGGCGTCAGCAAGTGAAAGAGCGGGGAAAGCACCTAGACCCATCATTGTCCGCTGTTTTGTCGCCGGACGTTGATAACGGAAGCGCCAGAGCTTTTTCCCGCTGGTTTTCACTATCAGGAAAAGGCCATCGCCATCATGCAGCGTTAGATCCTTCTCTAAAGCTTTAGTGCGCAGAACTTCGGTGTTGGTCAGGGAGCGCGTTGTCCGTGCCACTGTGGCCGCTCCTTCATGAATTGGTATACGCTTTTAGGTATACATCCTACCGTATACCTAAACGTATACCAATAATCACCGGATTTGGCCGGATGTTCTCGGACAAGGACAGACACAAAAAAGCCCGCAGGGCTTGTGCCATGCGGGCTTTCAGGACTTCATCGGATGACTCTGGTAATCACCGATGGAGAATTTTGGTGGGCTGGCGGAGTCTGAATAAATTTCTCAATGTATTAAATATAAAGGATTTTTCCGTATTCAACTTTCAGTTGTGTACCTAAACGTGTACCAATTATCAAATGTCATAGTAATACCATCCCTCTTTAGAAATGTGTCACCTTTTTCATGTAGTCTTTTTTCTTAAATAATAAGCACAGAAAAAAAGTTTTTTTGCATTTAACTGTTCACACTGTTCACCTCGGTTATTTCTCATTTTATATCAAGTGGTTAGGTGGTGATGAGTTGGTGAAGAGTGAACAGTCGACTCTTCACCTTTGTGTTTTTTGCTCGTTCTGGATGCGCTAGGTCAGGCGATGCGCGGTGGGATAAAAAGTTTTTTCAGGTTTTATTGTTCACACTGTTCACCTCCGGTTTTTTATCAATAATTTCATGGTGATACAGGGTGAATATACGGTGAAGGGTGAACAGTGGATTGTTCACCTTGTGGCAATGGCCAGAAAGGAAAAGACCGGCTGTTGCCGGTCTGAGTGAGGTTATGTTGCTGTGGGTTCGTCGCACTTCGGCAGCCAGTCGCCGTAGCTTTCTTCTTTCAGCGACAGATTGGTTTGTATCCCCTGCTTTGTGTGTCGTTTCTCATAATTCAGGCCGTACTCTTTCAACATCATGGGCAGCCCCAGCCCGAACATTTTCAGGCTGAGCACGTTCCTGTATCCGTTAGCCTCCATATAGGCCAGATACGCATGATAGAGATATTTACGGTAATTACGCGGGACAATGCTGGCATTCCCCATAAACATCCCGTTGGTCTGCGGGAGCATTTCAAGATAGCCGCAAAAATCAAATGTCGGGTCAGCATCGCGCTTGATGCTGAGCGCCTCGTCTGAGTTCTGCTGCGACTGGAGCAGAGTGCGCGCTGCCATCGGGTCGCTGAATTTCTGCATAAGCTGGCGCACGATAACGGCCAGCTCACGGGCTATTTTGTCTTTCAGTTGTGGATCACGTTCATCGGGGGCAATCTGCTCCGGGAAGTGAATAATCACCCGGCGACGTGACACGCCACCGCTGCGGTCGGTGAAGCGCATCGGGTTGTTGTTCACGGCCAGAATCACCGCCGGAATATGTGTTGAGTACGGGTTCTGGTATTTCGGGTCAACCGAGACCGCGTCGCCGCCGGTGATGGCCTTGAGTCCTGCGCCGTCACCGCTCCATTTTTCCTGGTCGGGCAGACGGATAAGCGAGAAGCCAATCAGGGATGCACGCTTGCGCGGGTCTTCCAGTGTGTCGATATCGGCTGACGTGGCGTTATCCTCGCCGGCGAGCAGGGTCGCGATTTCGGCAAGAATACTTTTGCCACTCCCGCCGGGACCGGTGACTTCGAGAAAGAGCTGCCAGTCGTAGCGGTTCGCCAGCACCATAAACAGCGCGGCCAGAATCACGTCGCGTTTTTCCGGTCTGCCACCGGCCGCCCGGTCGAGCCAGCGCCAGAAGTTCGGCGCGTGGGTTTCCAGCGTTTCACCCTCAACAGGCGGGGTAAAATCCACGTCGCACAGCGTGCGCAGCCAGTGCGATTTGTGGTGCGGGCTGAAAGTACCGGTGGCGGTATCGAGTACCCCGTTGCGAAAGCCAATCAGACGACGCGCCGGTGTATCCTGCTGCGGAATAATCAGTTTCAGGGTCTCCACCACCGAGGCAATTTTCCCCGATGAGAACGGGGCGCGCAGACGCTGGAATAAGTCAGCCACATTTCGTGAGAAAGTAGAGGCAGGGATATTTTTCCAGATGCCGTTTTCATAGCGGGACAGGAGCTGGCCGTTCGCATCCACAGCCAGCGCTTCGCCGTAATGCTCATACACCCGCAAGGCCTTGTCGCTGGCGCTCATGGCGGTAAATTCCGCCTCGCTCATGGTATCAAACGGACTTTGCGCCGGTGGCCGGATGGCGTCATAAATCGCTTTCCGCGTCGCCTTCTCGCCTTTCTGAACGAACGCATCATTCCAGTCACCGAACACCGGCGGCAGGGCAACAACGCCCTCACAGGCGTCTGCGGCCGCAGCGGCTTTGCTCTGGCCTTCGCCGTTAAGGTCACGGTCGGCGGCGAGCACAATCTGACAGGCCGGGTGTTTTTGTCGCGCAAGGCTCGCCAGAGAAAGGAGGTTCACGGAGGACAGCGCCACCATGACGGTTTCCCCGGTCAGGTGATGCACGGTGAGCGCGGTCGCATAGCCCTCCGCAATCCACAGGCGTTTTCCGGCCTGTTTTTTCCCTTCGATGGTGTGGCACGCTCCTTTTACCGCCCCGCCTTTCAGGGTGCGTTTGAGACCGTCAGAATTAATAAGCTGAACGTTAACCAGCACCCCCGCATCGTCATACAGCGGGACAACCACATCACCGGCGCGGAACGTCACGCCGCCGGTTTTATGCATGACGGTGAGCGTCAGACATTCCTGAGCGGGGAAACCCTTGCGGGTGAGGTAGGCGTTGCCGGTGGCCGGTCGGGTTTTCTCCATGAACCTGACGGCCAGCGCGGCCGCTGCTTTTCGGTCAGCCTCCGTTCCAGCCTCTGCGGCTGCAATTACCTCCGGGGCAACCGGCGACAGGTTGCCGGTCACGGCATTCACCTTTTGGGCTGCCTCTGATGGTTTTAGACCAAACACCTTCTCAACCAGTTTCAGGCCATCCCCCGCGCCGCACTGGTTGCAGAACCACGTCCCGCGTCCCTCTTTATCGTCAAAGCGGAAACGGTCAGAGCCACCGCACACCGGGCAGGCCTGATGCCGGTTTTTAATCACTTTCACCCCCAGCGCCGGGAGAATGCGCGGCCAGTGACCGCTCGCCTGTTTTACGGTTTCCGTTACGTTAATTTTCATTGTTATTTTCTCCCTCAGTGCAGTACCGGTGCGGTGATATGGCGGGCGCAAAGTTCATCCATCACGGCGAGTCCGAGAAAGGACAGCGATGGTGCGGCTTTAAGTGGTCCGGCTTCCATTAAGTCTTCGAGTAGTGCACAGGCAATCTGGCGGCCTTTTTCCTCGCCGTGCTGGCGCAGGTAGAATCCCTCCAGCTCGGCGGCAATGGCGCTTTCCAGTGTGTCGAGGGTGAGTTGCGGGTAGCGGTGCTGACGTTCGCACAGGGTCAGCCATGCACAGGCCACGGCGCGACGATACAGCGCGGCGCGTAATACGGGCGGTAATGGCTTTTTCATACGTTGCCCTCCCCGGTCAGCCACTGCTGATTGCAGCGCTCTACCACGCCGTCGAGCTGGGCGGTCATGAGGTAAATCACGGAGGTGAGTTGTAACTGCTGCGCAGGGTCACGACGAACGGTGGCGCAGTCCTGCACCTGCATCAGGTCGCCGACGAGCTGGCCGACATTGCGCATATGCTCCAGGCATTCGAGGTCACGGGCGGTAATGGTGGTGTGTCTCATGCGCGCACCTCCGCAACCGGCAGACGGCCAGCAAACGAGAGGACGTAATCGCGAACGAGGGAAAGACGTGCGGCGTGTTCATCACCGGCAACGGTACGAAGCATACAGATGCGGGGTTTACGGTCGGCGCGACGAACGGTGGCAAACACAAAGACAAACTGCGGGTGTGGCAGGCTGAGGGTCGTAGCCATAAGGGCAACCTCCTGTGAATAGCGGTTATTGCCACCACCGGAGTTCCTACGCTCATGGGTGGTGACCCGAACGGGGGTAGGAATACCGGCTTCACAGAATACCGGCCAGCCCGAAGGCTGCCCCGCCCGGACCACCATTATCTGACAGGGGCTATGGGATAAGCACCACAGCCCGAAAAATGGGTGTGCCTGAGCAACGACGTAAAAAAAGACGCATGGCGCGTCTGTTGTCGCCTGTGAATTACACGGGTTCCTACGCCCGGCTGCCGATTTTGCGACAGCGATAAAACTATACCTGGAAACGGCGAAGGGAAGCAAGCCAGAAAAAGGGGCTGTTTGCTGAACGGTCATCATCATGCGTCATAGCCCCGGTTACGTTCGGCAATGCGATCCGCCATCCATGCAGTGATTTCAGACTGCGCCCACGCCACGTTTTTCCCGCCGAGGGAGATTTGCTTCGGGAAAGCTTCCCGGCTGATGAGGTCATAAATGGTCGAACGAGACAGGCCGCATAAATGCATCACTTCAGGCAGACGAATAAAACGCTCATGAACGGCGTCAGAGACCGGCATCAGCGGCGCGGCAGGGGCAGAAGACGGGGAAGAAAAAGCGGTGTGCATCGGGCTACCTCACAAAGTCCATACAGTGCCGGTCGTGTCCGTCCGGCTTCGGGTAGCTCCTTATTATGTCTATATTTTCCCTCAGGTCATGTGAGATTTTCGTGGAAACAAACATTGACTTTTCGCTATGGCAAACAAAGGCAAACGCTGGCAAACAGATGCAAATCACTGCATTACAATGCAGCAATTTCTATTTCTTTTGGTTATATATTTTCGATTTTTAATCGAAATAAAGTCTAAAGGGTATCGGCAGAGAAAAACAGAAAGGTGAACAGTAGTGAACAGTCGGTGAACAGTTACAGCCTCAACTGTTCACCCTTTATCTGACTGTATTACTTGTCTTTTTCTTTTCAGTGAACAGTAGTGAATAGTTATAAGTAAAAAAACAAACGGTGAGTAAGATTTTCCTGAGACCTTTCTCTGGCCAGCCGGGTTTTAAGGTCTGTTTGTGCCATTTTTGCCACAACGGCAATGAATCGTGTTGTTGTGTCCGGCGCGGCAGAATCTCCTCAGATTGAAACGAAGAGGAGACCCGACATGACTCGAACCGCTGTTATTCCCGACTACCTTAAACCTGCAATGGAACGCCTTGAGACTGCCCGCTCGGCGCATCTCGCCAATGCCAGCCGTATGGATGAAACCACGACGGCCATCAGCCAGGTGCAAACGCAAAAAAATGAACTGGAGCAGGAAAACGGCAATGATTCCGGCGCATGGCGCGCCGCCTTTCGTGCCGGTGGTGCTGTCATTACCGACGAGCTGAAACAACGCCATCTGGCGCGCGTGGCACGGCGGGAACTGGCGCAGGAATGTGACAGCATGAACGAGGTACTGTCTTTTGAGCTGGACAGGCTCAAAGGAGCCTGTGACCGCACGGCCAGAGCATACCGTCAGGCACATCACGGCGTCCTCAGTCAGTATGCAGAGCATGAACTTGATGCAGCCCTGCGTGAAAGCTGCGGTGCCCTCATCAGAGCAATGAAACTCAACATACTGGTTCTGAATAATCCGCTTGCTAATACGACCGGGCATCAGGGATATACCGAACCGGAAAAAGTTGTAATGCAGCAGGTGAAAGCGTGGCTTGAACAGGCCGTGAAGGGCTGCAATATCCGTCTGACCGATGAACCGGTGCTGTTTAAAACAGGGCTGTCGGCTTCCATACTGCCACATATGGAACATGACGTTGCGGCCACGCCCGGTCAGCGAAAAGTCTGGCAGGAAAAAATGCGGGAACGTGAAGCTGACCTGAAAGCACGGGGGGTATTGTCATGATGCGCTGCCCTTTCTGCCGCACGGCGGCACACGTTCGCACCAGCCGCTATATGTCTGAGAGCGTCAAAGAGAGTTACCTGCAGTGTCAGAATGTGCACTGCTCGGCGACATTCAAAACGCATGAGTCCATCTTTGAAGTGATACGTTCGCCGGTCGTCGATGAGAAACCCGCGCCGGTGCCGACAGCCCCTGTGGCACCCCGTCGGGTAAAAGGCTGCTACAGCTCGCCGTTCCGCCATTAATCAGGAGAGACAACCCGTGACCACTCTGACCTTACAGCAGGCCTGTGACGCCGGTCAGACGAACAAAACCGCGTGGCTTAACCGTAAAACCGAACTGGCCGCCGCAATGCAGGAATATCAGGAATTATTGCTGGATGACAATGTATCAGGCTCCCGCAGATTACAGATGCTGCGTGACCTGATTGACGTAAAAAAATGGGAAGTTAATCAGGCCGCCGGTCGCTACATCTTCTCGCATGAGGAGGTGCAGCGCATCAGCATCCGTAACCGGCTGCATGATTTTATGCAGCAGAACGGCGCAGAGCTGGCCGCCGCTCTGGCACCGGAGCTGATGGAGATTAAAAACCAGCCCGCAATGATAAAAAACCGCGCGCTTGACCGTTCGATGGCATATCTTCGTGAAGCCCTTTCCGTCTGGCTGGTCGCTGGAAATGACATTAATTATTCTGCACAGGATAAAGATATTTTAACGGCCATAGGATACAGGCCTGATGCGCCTTCGCGGGATGATAATCGTGAAAAATTCACCCCTGCACAGAACATGATTTACACCCGTCGACGCGCCGAACTGGCCGCGCAGTAGCCTGTCAAAAAATCCCCGCAAATCCCGCTATTTTTAACGAAATAAGCCATGCATCCATAAGGTGCATGGTTTTGCATGCGTTTTCTCGCTCCGGCATGCCAGACCTGCGCCAGTCGTGGCGCGGCCTGAGACCATCTTTGCACCTGCATTAAAAGCGGCCCATTAAGCGGGCAGGCGTGGCGGGGAAAGCATTGCGCGCTTCCCTACCAATGATTTTAATTGTAATTTATATCAGTAGAGAGAACCCGACATTTAAATGAATATTTAAGGAACATAAATGAATTGCAAAACTATCATTCTTCGTTTCAGAGATTTGGTCACACCCGCCGGAGAAACAATCACTCTACATCAGGATATAATCAAATCTAAGGGCTCAGTTTGGTGGGGATGGTGGGCAAAAGCTGATGAACAATGTCCAAGGGAGTTTAATGATTTAAAAGCTCAAATATCTGAAAATAATCCTCTGGAAATATACCTTTTTGATAGTGGCCAGTTAAAAATATACTTTGCAAATTTAATCGGTATTTCTACCAATTTCGATAAGCACCCTTGTCCTGTTCGTGACATGACACCGCCATATTATAGTGATCAGCAATATAATGTGTGGTTCAATTTTTCATCTATAGAAGAAGTTTCTGATTGTTCAGGTTTAATAAATGGGCTAGCATACTCAGGTGCTGTGAAAGATTTTTTCAAAAATAATGATATGTTCCAAATTTACTCGGGTAAGCAAATATCTTCCTTACTTGAGTTGCGTTGTCAAGATAGGACTATATGGTTTGTTGATAAATTTGACTCAGGCAAGCATAAAACTCACGAAATAATATTGAGTAATGCAAATGTTAGTGTTCCCTCTGTCTTTCCAAAAAGGCCAATCGAGTTAACTGAAGGAAGACTGCTTTGGTTATCTGATTTACACTTTGATGAAAATCAAAAATATCATCAATTCGATCAGCGTGATCAAAAAAAACTAAGTGCAATAATAAAGGATTGGGCACAAGAAGTTGAGGGGGTCCTTATCTCCGGGGATATAACTTGGCGCGCAACAGAAAATGAGTTCAAGCAAGCAGAAGAATTTATAGAAAACTTATGCTCATCTAAAAGAGTAAATATTGATGGTATCGGTATGTGCCCTGGTAATCACGATGTTAGTTTTAGCGAAGATTACTCGGCGGATGTTAAAAAGGCTCTAGTGAAATACCACGAAATGCAGCATGGTAATGGGAATCTGTCAAGCGATGAGTGGGAATCATTAATTGCAGTAGATGTGTTGCCAGAATTTAAAAGAAATTATGAACAGTTCTTCAGAAATATTGTTAGTACCGACGCCAATCAATATTTGTCAATGGGAAAACGTTTTTTAATAATGAATCAAAAAGTAGTGGATGTATGCTTCTTGAACTCAAACTCATTACAGCAACATAAACTTGCTTTCCAGGGACAGGGCTATGTAGGTGTCAAACAAAGAGATGATGCAGCAAAAGAAATGGGATGGAAACGTAATAAAAAAATCACAGGTGGTTATCGAGTTGTAGTTTTGCATCATAATTTGTATCCAGTTAATTACGCTGAAACTCCTTATATTGGGGTTGCTAGCGGTTTGGTATATGATACAGAAGCAATTTTAAAATGGTGTTTTGAAAATGGTGTTGATCTCATTCTTCATGGGCATACTCACGAACGGTGTGTTACTAAGGTTAGTAGAAAGGTTGACAATCATGATAAATCAGTATGGATCGTCAGTTTAGGTAGTACAGGCGTCATTCAAGGACATCTTGTCGGATGCAACGAATTCGCTGAGTTAGATTTCGAAGGCGACAGGATAAAGGTTATGTTTTATAATATTAAACATAATACCATTGAACATAATGGTGAAATTATACTGGACTAATTATGAAAAAACTGTTAATAACTGATCTTGATAACACACTTTACGATTGGGTCTCATTTTACGCTCAATCTTTTTCTGCTATGTTTGATAAATTGGTTGAAATATTAGAAGTATCCAGAGACGAACTTACAAATGATTTTAAAAAGGTGCACTTAAAGCATGGGAATTCTGAGTATCCATTTGCGACTTTGGAATTAGAATCGGTCAAGAGGAAGTTCAATGGAGTTTCAAAGGAGATTATTTTGTCTGAGTTGGATGAAGCATTTCATGCTTTCAACTCGGTTAGAAAGAGAACATTAGTTTGTTATCCTGGAGTGTTAGAAACCTTAGAAGAGCTCAAGTCACGGGGTGTTGTCATTGTTGGACATACAGAAGCTCCGGTCAGGAATGCTCTATTTCGTCTAGAGTCGTTAGGCTTGAAAAAATACTTAAAACATTTATATGCTCCTAATGATAGATATTATGATGATTTAGATCGGAATAGTAAGGATTGGGTTGAATCTTACGGTGATTTTATTTTTAAGTTGAGTGAGGATGAAAAGAAACCAAATCCACATTTGTTGGGTGATATTTGTTATCGGGAGGGTGTTGGTTTAAAAGATGCTATTTATGTCGGCGATTCAATAATCAAAGATATATCTATGGCTAATAGTGCTGGTATTGAGTCAATTCTTGCATCATATGGGAAACAACATAATCCTGATTATTGGAAGGTATTAGTTTCGATTACTCATTGGAGTGCAGATGATGTTCAGAGAGAGAGCAAACTCAAAGAGTTATACTCTCATGTCATCCCTACCTACTCTATAAATAAATTTAGTGAGATTTTGGAAGTGATTTGATTTATACATCTGTGAAAGCCATGTTGCTCACATGGCTTTGTTTATGAAGTTACCCCACCACTGCATTAACTCTTTCCTTTGTTCCAAATATAATGCTCTATTGTAGGCACGCCTTACTTCATTTTTCTCAATGTGAGCTAAAGCAGACTCAATGACGTCAGAATTAAATCCTGTTTCATTCATCGCGGTGCTGGCTATTGAACGCATTCCGTGCGCAACAAGTTTCCCCGCGTACCCGATTCGCTTTAGTGCAGCATTAGCAGTTTGACTGTTCATAGGTTGTTTCGGATCGTTCCTGCTGGGGAAAATATGTTCTCGGTGAGCACTGATAGGTTTCATCACTTCAAGAATATCTAATGCTTGAGATGAAAGAGGTACTATATGTTCACGTTTGGCTTTCATTCTTTCGGCTGGAATTGTCCAGAGTTTTGCCTCGAGATCTATCTCTGCCCACCGAGTACCAGAAGCCTCAGAAGGACGTACAAGAGTCAGGAGTTGCCACTCAATCAGACAGCGAGTAGGAATCGACAAATTAGACATAACTAAAGAACGCATTAAATTTGGCAATTCTTCTGGCCGCAGCGTAGGCATGTTTTGCTTTTTGGGTCTTTCAAAAGCCATACCAACACCAGATGCCGGATTAGCATCAATTAGGCCAGTGTTGACTGCGTAAATCATTATTTCGTTAACACGTTGTATCAAACGGCGAACTGTCTCCAACGCCCCGCGCGCTTTTATTGGTTCCAGTGCTTCAACAATTGTTCTGGCTTTAAGCTCCTGAACAGGTATTGCGCCGATAGCAGGAAAAACATCCTTTTCTAATGAGCGCCAAATATCTTTCGCGTAATCTTCTGTGACGCTTTTGCTCTTCATTTTGAACCAGTTGGCGGCCACAGTTGAGAAAATGCTATCCAGCTCAATCTGACGTTTTTCTGACGCCTGTTCTTGTTGCTGTTGTGGATCTATGCCTTGGGCAATGGTGGTTAAGTGTTGGTCGCGAATCTGACGAACTGCTGCAAGTGTAAGTGCAGGGTATGAGCCGAGACTTAAATTGGTTCGGCTGCCACTGACCGGACGCTGATAGCGGAATCGCCAGAGTTTTTTACCAGAGGTTTTGACGAGCAAGAACAGGCCATCCCCATCATGAAGTGTGAAGTCTTTTTCACGGGGTTTAGCTTTGAGTATTTCGTTGTTGGTGAGGGGGCGTGTGATGCGCGCCAT